CAGTGCTGCATCTCGAAGGTGCGGCGGGAATGCGGCTGCGGTTTTCTCTGCGCGTTTGGCGAGCTTCATGTCGTCGAAAAGGCCCGGAAGGCTTTCTTGGATTTGCTCGGGAAAGTGCTGCCGGCCGAAATTGATCCAGTCGCCGATCAGGAAATCCATGTGCCGCTTGGTCGCAGCAAGGGTCCGGCCTTCGGACAGCCAGGTATCGAAGCTCGTATTGTCGGGCAGCGCTAGAGCCAGCGCCGATGTGTCTATGGCGCTCATGGGAGGCGACATAGGGGCAAGAGCGGTCATCGCATTACCTCCGGTAGAGTGAGCGTCGTGGGGTCGAACCGCGTGGGCTGGTGGGTCATTTTCGGCGCTCCGGTTGGGTGGATGCATGACGGCCGATGGGGGCCTGACTACCCTCGCGCGCGTATTCCCTTGGGGCGGCTTTCTCTCTCCTATTCTTTTCTTTAGAGATAGAAGAGTAGTCAGTAGTCAGAAGGGCTGCGAGCCGCACATTTCCGCCGTTTTGCCTGACTACAGGGGTGACTACAGCGGATGCGCGCTGGTCGGACGCTGTAGTTTTCCGTTCATCGGCGCTGTGCTGAAAATAAACGCCCTGACTACAGCAGGCGTGTTTCATCGGCGGGCTGTAGTCACCCTTGTAGTCACCCTGTAGTCCGGGTCTAAGATGTTGGAAAACCGTCATTCTTCGGTTCTCCTGTAGATGCGTATCGGCACCCTTTCGCCGGTTTCGCTCCGAACTTTTCGAGGAACCGATTTATAGCCGAGACGGGCAAGGCTGGCCGCCACACGCTCCCGCTCACGGTCTCCCATGCGCTCGCCTGGCACCCCGATCAGTTCAAGCGCGCTGGCGAGAGTGAGCGATTTGAGCGGACCGTGCTGCTCGTTCTCGAGCTTGGCGATGCGCTCGGTCAGGATTTCGTCCCAGACGTCGTATTTCTCGCGCGTCGCGACGGCGATCTCGGCAAGGCCCTGTTCGTGCTCTTCCAGCCACCAGCGCTCGTCCGCGAGGAAGGCCGTGTGAGCTTCAGCCCACAGCTGATCCCGGCGCAGAGCGATCATCTCGAGATCTGCGCGCGCGACCTCGACTGGCCAATATCGGCGATTTCCGGTGTTGTCGGTCAGATAGCCGGTTTCGCCCGGATTGATCGTCCCGAAGAAAATGCACTGCCGGGGATGATCCGATGCCATCTTGGCATAGGGCAGGACGACGCGGTCCGACTTCATCGAGAGCATGCCCTTGACCGTGTTCTGGTCGCGCTTTGCGATGGCGATGAACTCGGCGAGCTCGACCACCCAAGCGCCCATCATCGACATGACCATCTTGTTATGCTGGTCGAAGAGGTTGACCGATTCCGCTGTCCAGTCCTCGCCGAACAGCGTGGCAATGGCCGTCGATTTCTTGATGCCCTGCGGACCCTCGAGCACGAGAACGGTATCGACTTTGCATCCGGGCCGGAACGCGCGCGCCACGGCGGCGATCAGGGTCTTGCGCCCGACAAGGCGGATGAATTCGCTGTCCGGCGCGCCGAGACACTGCTGCAACCAGTAATCGAGACGCCGCGTGCCGTCCCATTTCAGGCGTCCGAGATAGTCGCGCACCGGATGGAAGGCATTGTCCTTGGCCTGGCGCACGACGGTCGGCAGCAGGTCGGAGACCGGCGGCTCGAAGTCGTTGGCCTCGAGGATCAGGCGCATATCGATGAGGTGGCTGTCCTCGATCGGCTGCCCGTGCCACTCCGCGCGCTGGGCGAGCTCGTTCCAGCGGATCGAGGTGCCCATTTCGCGCAGGTTCTGTAGATAGAGCAGGAGGTTCGTGACGTTCTTCTTCGCCCCGCCTTTCCCGTTGTTCTGAAGCTTCCCCTTCCAGGCGCCCAGATCGATTACGTTGGGCATCATGCAGTCACCTGGATGGAATTGAGCGCGGGCATCATGCTGCGATCCTGACGGTCTGATTATGCACGCGCGGGACGCGCGCGGCGCGCAAGAGCGCTTTGTTGAGTGCTTGGGCATCGAGGCCGACGCTGGCGATGTTGTCCGGCATGGAGTGGGGCGCCCAGCGGACATTTTTGATGTCGCCGACGATCAGCTTGCCGGGAGCGAAGTCGCGTTCCGGGGCCGGGTGGTTCCATTTGCCGGAGCGGCTATCGAGCCAGCGCTGGTAGTAGATCGCGCGAGCCTTCGCCCACTCGACGAAGAAGGCGTGAGTGTCGCCGAAGATGGTGGGCGCGTCGTCGTCGAACCGACCGACGAGCTGCGCCTGTGCATCGCCGAGAACTTCGGTCGTGCCCGCCACGGGATCCCAGGCGATGATGCATTCGATGTCGAGCCAGTCGAGCTCGAGGTCCATGAGGTAGCGCGGGCAGGGCCATGCCGCGGCTATGAGATGGCGGTTCTCGACTTGGAGAAGCCGGAACGGCGCAAGCGCGTAGACGCCGCCGTGCTGGGCCCGATCGATGCAGAGCGCGCGACCGATGGCGGGATGCCAGATCGGCGCGTTCCACCAACGCTTTGCCGGAGTGTCCTTTTCGATCGCGAAGAGCCATGCCGAGATGGCGTTCTGCTCGTCGATGTCGATGGGGCGGTAAGCCTCTTCGATCCAAGGTTGGAGAGCTTCATGCATCGATCAGGCCCTCCAGCTTCAGGCGATTGGCGACGTCCTCGACCGACCATGCGGCGAACGCTATCCCGCCAGCCTTGGCCTGCGCGTTGGCGAAGTTGATCTGCGCCGGCTTCAAACGGTCGCGCCCGATCTTCGCATCGATCCAGATCGCGCGGCCTTTGAGGGTGGCGGCGATGTCGAGCGCGCCTTTCGTTCCGAACTTCGCGGGACGGCCATCGCGGGTGTAGAGCAGGCCGGGCGTGTCGATCGGAACCGACATGGCACCGACCTGGCTGAGGTACAGCCGGATCGCGTTGACGAGGTCGGTGTGGGGGCCGCTCATGCCGCCCTCCGTTGCCGAGCTTGAAAGCGATGAATCGCCCAACCGGGCTTGTATCCGCGCTGGCGAGCGAGGTTCTGCCAGTCGGCGAGGGTCTGGCAGTCGCGCTCTTCCAGTCGGCGAGCGCGCTTCGCGATTTCCTCGGTGCGCTTGACCTCCGCCAGCGTTCCTTCGACCTGCTCAAGCTCGCGGGCCTGAACGGGCGTCACATGACCGCACTGCGGGCACTTCGGCGCGGGCCGGTAGACGAAGAAGCATTCCGCGCACTGGCGAACCGGCACTTCGGTGGGGGAGGCGCGCTTCTTCTTCTCGCGATCTTCCAAGCTCCATTCCCGCGCATCGTCCGGCAGGCCGTGCGTAAGGCTGTTCCCGGCGTGGTCGAGAATGATCGCTTCGGACTTGCCCTCCATCGGGCGCAGCGCGCGCCCGACCTGCTGAAGATAGAGGCTGAGGCTTTTGGTCGGGCGGAGCAGGATCGCCGCCTCGATCGCCGGTACATCGAACCCTTCACCGAACAGGTCAGCGTTGGAGAGGATCAGCGTCTCGCCGCGGCGGAAGCGCTCAACCACGGCATCGCGCTCTTCGTTGCCCATACTGCCGTCGACATGCTCGGCCGGAATCCCCGCGCCGCGGAACTGGGCGACGATGTTCTTCGAATTCTCGACACCGGCCGCGAATACGACGGCGCGCTTGCCGGGGCAGAGCGTGCGGTAGTGGCTGATCGCGTCACCGACGATCGCGGGCTTGTCCATCGCCTTGGCAAGCGAGCCGCGCTGATAGTCGCCCGCAGCGGTGCGAACATCGGACAGGTCGGGAGCGGACGGCGCGAACAGGCGGAATTCGCAGAGCGAGCCTTCGTCGATAAGCTCGCGCGTCGTCGGACCTTCGACCATGTGCTGGAACCACTGACCAAGGCCCTGCCCATCGAGCCGCCAGGGCGTCGCGGTCAGGCCGAGAATGCGGGCTTTCGGGAAGGCGTTGAAAAGCGCGGTCCAGCTTTTGGCGCCAATATGATGACACTCGTCGAAAATAATCAGGTCAGGCGGCGCGAGTTGATCGATCCGGCGCGCGATCGTCTGAATGCTCGCGACCTGCACCAGCGCGCTAGCGTTTGATATGTGACCGGACTGGATCGTGCCGTGCGGGATGCCGAGGCCGTAGAAGGTCTTGCTGGCTTGCATCGCGAGCTCGCGGCGATGGGTAAGCCACCAGACCGAATTCCGCTTTTCCGCAGCGCCATGAACGACGGTCGAGGCCGTGATAGTCTTGCCGCCGCCGGTGGGTAGCTGGAAAAGGACTGATCGGCACCCGTTGGCGTAGGCCTGACGCGCGTCGTCGATTGCGGCTTGCTGGTATGGGCGGAGGGTGATCACTTACACCACCCCGCAGCCCGATGCGCCTCATATGAAGCCCGAACGAGCGGGCACTGTTTCGCCCGGATGTCGAATTTCTTCATCGCGTGGATGACGGTCGAATGATCGTTGCGGAGGAGGGCGGCGGCCGCACGGCTGTTCGACCACCCGCGATCCATAAGGATGCGCCAGACCACCCAGCGCGCGTTGACGAAGATCCGCTGCCGATCGGTCCCGATCAGTTCGCCGTGAGATATGTCGAAGTCGCGCGCCACGCTGTCGATCAGCTCCGCCAGATCGAACACGCAGGCCGCGCGCTGTTCAGGCCAGACCATGCGCGATGCCGGTTGAAGAACGCGCTTCGGCTCGATGACAGGTTCCGGCTCGACCTCGACCTGCTTGTCGATCGGCAGCGCTCCAAGCCGCTGAATATCACCATCGTCCCGGCAGGGCGTCTCTAGCGGCCGGATATAGTCGCGGCGCATGTTGCGATATTCAGCCTGCATCGCCTCTATGCGCTCAATCGGCGGCGCTACGCCCCACCCGTTCATGCAGTGCGCGCGAATAGTCGACGGATCGGTGATGTAGCGAGCCATGCGCCTTGCGTTAGCGGTGGCTTCTTGGCGTGGGGATCTCACGCGGCCACCCCACGAATGCGGTTGGCCTCGCCGGTGATCGCCGTAAGCGCAGGCATAAGCAGGCGGATCGCATCGGCCAGCTCCAGCGTCTCGGTGTGATCGCGATTGCCATCCTCTAGGGCGCGGCAGAATTGCGATGCGAGGCCGGTCAGGCCCGAAACAGTGTGGAGGTCGTTCGCCGCCGCCGAGCGCTTCCAGCGCGGCCTTTCCAGCCCGTAAAGCGCAAACACTTCATCCAGCGCCGTTTCGTCCGACAGAAGCGAGGCAAGCGCGGTGTGGAGTTCGGGGACCGTTTCGCCAGTAAGCGCGCGGTCGATCGTTTTGGTGGACGAACCGATCTTGTCGGCCATCGCGCCTTTGCCAACCGATCGGGCGGCACGCGCCCATGAGACGGACAGCGCCCCGGACACTTCCGACTTGGCGGGAGCGACATTCGGACGGACCTGGTTGTCAGGCATGGGTATCTCCGGGAACATGAAAACCACGGCTCAAATCGGTGCGGGAGACGACGCGTGTGGGGCGCGCCACCTCCCGTTCGCCCGGCAGGGGAGAGGAGGGGGCCGGGACGATTCCGAGAAAGTGGGCGTCGGTGCATGCGCAGAGACGTGTGTGGCAGGAGCGGCAGTTCATGCTGCATCCTGTTCATCGAACAGAGCAAGTACCGGGCATTCGTCGCACCGATCCACATCCGTCATTTCGCAGGCGCAGCCGTCCGCTTCGTCGAGCAGAACATCGGCCATCGTGCGATGATCGGCGTAGGGCCATTCACTTGGCGCGGCGCTGCACATGATGCGGGGTGTCTGGGTGTGGGGGCAGAGCATTTAGCTTGCACTCCCGACCGTGATCTTGATGTCGCGGCGATCCGGGAATTGAATCAGCAAGGTGCTTTCAATCACCATGCCTTCGCCGACGATCTTGCGGGTCGTGCGCACGTCTTCCAGCGCGCAGATAATCCTACTGCCAAAACGATGCTGGAACGTTTCGGCAGGACGACGAATGCCACGCCCAGCAGCAACACCGAAAAGGAACGGCACTGCCAAAACGAGCAGCGCGTAGAAGATCGCGCTCAGCGTATCCCCACTCACGCCGCCACCCCCGGCCCGGAATTGTCCGGCCCATGCTGATCGTTGGCGGGCAGTCTCCACGGACCTTGCGCTGCATGACGAAGCGCAATGGTCAGTTCGGTGCGGTCGATGATGTAGCGGGCGCGGGTCATGCTGCGGCGTCCTGCTGGGGGTATATGTCCGGTCGCCAATCGTGCCGCGCGATGCCGGTGGCCTTCTCAGCCGCCAGCACATATTCAGCAGGCAAGGGTTTCCGCTTCCGCAGCCAGTTCGATACGTTCTGCTGCGAGGTGCCAATCGCGTCGGCAAGCTTCGACTGGTTCTGGTCGAATTGCTTGTATGCGCGTTCGAGGGGTGTCTGAGCCATGCCCCTTACTACAACCAGGTTGTCTGCGATACAACCCTTTTGTGCAAGCGAATGGTCGAAAAGTTTTGTAGATCGTTCAGCTATGAAGCTACCGGACGATCCTGCGAAGGCTGGCCCATGGGTAAAAGCCCAGCGCGAAACACGCGGCTTGAGCGCGTCCGACCTCGCTAAGCGGATCAATGGTCTCGCGAATGAGGCGGGCGATCCAACCGAGGTCAGCCAGCAGGTTGTCAGCAAATTCGAGCAGGGAAAAAACAAGCGGTTCCCGGCGTGGACCCGGTTCGTTATTGACTCGCTCGTTAATGCGGATGGCGAAACCCGCGAAGACCCGCACCTTACGAGCGCGCTGTCAGACGATAGTGTTGGCATCGCCTTGCTGCCGACGTTCGCGGGTATGGGTGGCGGCGGCACTGGCGATGACGATCAGGGCGTCGTTTCCTTCTCCCGCGATCTTATCGAACGCGAGCTGCGCGCCCCACCGTCCAGCCTTCTAGCAATGATCGCAGAAGGCAATTCGATGGAACCGGATTTTCGCGGCGGCGATCAGATACTGGTGGACACCCGGCGCAAATCTCTCGCGCAGCCTGGAGCCTTCTGCCTTTGGGATGGTGACGGGCACGTCATCAAGTATCTGGAGAAGGTGCCGGACAGCGACCCCGCCAAAGTGCGCGTTGTGAGCGCAAACGGCATTTACGAACCCCGCGAGCGATTGCTGGAGGAAATCCACCTGATAGGGCGCGTAATATGGTTCGGGCGCAGGGTCCACTAAGCGCAACAACTTTTTTGTAGAAAGTGTTTGACGCTACAACAAACGGGTTGTAGAACCCTTCTCAACAGGCACCAACCGGTGTCGATGAGGAGGCTACGATGGCAAAACTCCCCTACGGTGTTCCAGAGATCGAACTGGAGCCGCAATTCGAAACCGGTGTGACCGGCGCTGGCGATCTTCGCTACAACATTCAGATGGCGCGCCGCTCGGATGGCGTCTGGTATCAGCGGCACATTTGGCATCGCGCTTTCGGTAAGGAGATCGCACCGCCGCGCGCCGAACATTGGATCCGTGGTACGCAGAACGGCCCCGGCGCTCATATGTCGCAGGTGGCGGCATGAGCGTCTCGTCCCAAAAGCGCGTCTACGCCCTCCGCACCTGCGACAGCGATCTTCGCGGCCATGGCGGCTTTCAATGGCCCGATACCGGACGTTGCGAAGCGCCTGACTGGAAGTCTGACGCGAACTGCGGGAATGGTCTTCACGGCCTACTGAATGGCGAAGGTCGCGGTAGCTATCTCGACTGGTCGCCCAAGGCCAAGTGGCTGGTCTGCGACATCACCGAGGCGCACGAAGCCGGTCTGGTTGTCGATCTTAGCGGCAAGATCAAGTTCCCGTATTGCGAGGTCGTCCACTGTGGCGATCAGCGATCGGCAACGCAGTTTCTGTCGGATGCTGGAATTACCGGCGCGATTGTCGGGGCTTTTCTGACCGCTGGCGACTGGGGCACCGCGACCGCTGGCTACTGGGGCACCGCGACCGCTGGCGACAGGGGCACCGCGACCGCTGGCTACAGGGGCACCGCGACCGCTGGCTACAGTGGCACCGCGACCGCTGGCGACTGGGGCACCGCGACCGCTGGCGACTGGGGCACCGCGACCGCTGGCGACAGGGGCACCGTTCAAGTCAAGTGGTGGGATGGCGAGCGTTATCGCATCGCTACCGGCTATGTTGGCGAGGGCGGCATTGAAGCCAACACGCCCTACCGCGTCGAAGGTGGCAAACTGGTGGAGGCGGGCAAATGACCGCCCAAACCTTGACCCTCACCGATCGCATCCTTGCCGGTCAGACCCCCGAAGGCACGACCTACAGCGATAGCGAGTGGACCGAAGCCGCGCGCATGGCCCTCGATTGCGAGGACGAAAGCGAACTGCGGTGGATGCTCGAACAGCGCCCGCTGATGGACGAATACGGTGAAGCTGCCCGCGAACGGCACAGCCGCTGGATGATCGAGCGCGCGATGGGAGAGGCGGCATGAGCGCCTCCGAAGCCGCTTGGGCTGGCCCCGACATCCACGGCAACACGTTTGATGCCCACCCCGTCCAGCATTGCGCCGACCGCCTTGAAGCCCTGCGCCTCAAGCGGATCGACGAGACGCACCGCAGGATCGCCCGCAACACCCGACACACAACGAGGTTCGCATGAGCTTTGAAGCCGCAATCCGTATGCCTGCTGTCCGCGCGCTGACCTTCCGCGCATGGCGTCTCGCGCATGGCTCGAAGCAGATGCACCCCGTCGCGGTCGAGCAGGCCGAGACGCTGGATGAAGCGCGGAACCTCGCCATGGCTGGCGACACCGTGCTGAACCACAAGGATCGGCTGTTCATCCGCGAGTATCACGATGGGAAGCGGGCAGGGCTGCTGCATGGCTTCTACGTCGTTGCGAAGGCTGCGACCTATCGCCGGGACGAAGTGACCGGTCTGGCGAAGCGCGTGACGCCGCTCGACCTGCGGCACGAGTTCTCGATGCAGACCGACAGTTTCCTGCCGACGCGGCCTTTCGATGCTTTTGCGGACGCGGCCAGTGGGCGCGATCTTACGTTGGTGACGCAATGAGCCGGGCCGAAGAACTGATCGCGCTGGCGGAGCGGGTCGAGGCGCTGGATGGGCCAGATCGCGAGGTTGATCGCTTAATTTGTCCCTTGCAGGGCATCCGCAGCAAGGACGAAGGCCACTCTCTCGGTAGGTGTTACTACGATGCGAATGGGCACGGCGTTCCGCTTCCAGCCTATACCGCCTCTCTCGACGCCGCCATGACTCTGGTGCCGGAAGGGTGGGAATGGACGATCAGCGCGTATGCGGATGGTGCCATCGCCACATGCGCGCCCGCTGCAAAAGCCCATCCGACGATACTTGTCGGAGACGGCGAAAACGCATTGCTCCCCGCGCTCGCTCTAACTGCCGCCGCTCTTCGCGCCCGCGCTGCGCAGGACCTCAACGATGCCTGACGCCGCCCACCGCCTCCGCGTGGCCGCATTCGGCATCGCCTTCGCCGCATTCCTACTGATCGTCGATCGCATGATGGCGGGCGCGGCTGCCTGCTGGACCGGGGAGATATGCTGATGACCCTTTTCGAAACACTGACCGAGGAACCCGACATGGCGACTGCCGCTGCAATCGAAGCCCCCTCAACGCGTTCGACGGACATTGCGCTGGCCGTGGCCGATAATCCGGCCTTGGTGCTGGCCGATCCGGTCAAACGCGACGATCTACTGTCGCACATCAAGAGCGAGATCGCAGCTTTCGAGCCTGACCTTTCGACAGTGAAGGGCCGCGATGCGATCAAATCGTTCGCCTACAAGATTACGCGCACCAAGACCGCGATCGACGATGCCGGCAAGAAGCTGAATGAAGAAGCCAGGGCGCGTATCAATGCTGTCGACGCTGCCCGGCGCGAGGTTCGCGAGGAGCTGGTCGCACTGGCTGAGTCTGTCCGGCGCCCGCTGACCGAATGGGAGCAGGCCGAGAAGGACCGGATCGAAACCTGTCGCGGCGTGATCGAAGCGCTCAAGCGCGATGCAGTCGTCACGCTGGACGACACGGCAGAGACCGTTCGTAAGCGGGGTGCCGCCGTCTGGAACACGCCGATCGATGCGGATCAGTTTCAGGACATGGCGGAAGAGGCGGAGGCCGCCAAGGCCGCGACCATCGACACTCTGAAGGTCGCGCTGGCACGGCTCGAGCGCGAAGAGGCCGAGCGTGCCGAACTCGAAAAGCTGCGCGCGGAAGCTGCTGAGCGGGAGCGGGCTGAAGCGGAGAAGCGCCAAGCCGAGGAGATCGAGCGCAAGCGTGTCCAGGCGGAGCAGGCCGAAAAGGAACGCCGTGAAGCCGCTGAGCGCGCAGAGCGCGAGCGTATCGCGACCGCCGAACGTGCCGCCGCCGAAAAGGCAGCCCGCGATGCACGGGAGCAGGCCGAGCGCGAGAAGCAAGCTGAGATCGACGCTGCCAATCGCCGTGCCGAGGAAGCCGAGCGTGCGGCCCAGGCCGAGCGTGATCGGATCGCAGCCGAAGAAGCGCAGCGGGAGCAGGCCGAGCGGGTCGCTGCCGCAGAGAAAGCGAGGCGCGAAGCCGACCAAGAGCATCGTCGCGCCATCAAGACCGCCGCCAAGGAAGCCATGATCGAATGCGGCGTGATCGAAGAGGCCGCGATCAAACTCGTTCAGGCGATCGTCGCGGGCGATATTCCTTCTGTTCGGATGGAGTTCTGACCATGACGGACAATCCATTCGAAATCGGTTACGTCGAGCCGCTGGTTGTCGAAGAGGAATGCTTTGATGATCTCCCACAGGATCGCCCCGCTGGTAAGGGCATCACCTATCACAACGACCTGATCCAAGGTTCGGACGAGTGGCACCAGGTCCGCTGCGGCCTGCTGACCGCCTCCGAGATCAAGCACATCCTGACCCCGACGTTGAAGGTCGCGAACAACGACAAGACGCGCTCGCATGTCTGGGAACTCGCAGCCCAGCGCATCAGCGAATACGTCGAGCCCAGCTATATCGGAGACGACATGCTCCGGGGCTGGGAGGACGAGATTACCGCGCGCGATCTCTACTCGAAGAATTTCGAGCCGGTCACGGAATGCGGCTTCGTTACGAATGACGAATGGGGCTTCACGCTCGGCTACTCGCCTGACGGACTGGTCGGCGCGGATGGGCTGATCGAGTGCAAATCCCGGCGTCAGAAATTTCAGATTCAGACTATCGTCGAAAACTATCGCGACGGGTCGATGCCGGACGACTTCAAGCTTCAGGTGCAGACCGGGCTACTCGTCACGGGCCGCAAGTGGATCGACCTGGTGAGCTTTTCAGGCGGCCTGCCGATGATTCCGATCCGCGTCGAAGCGGATGCGGAAATGCAGGAGGCGATCATCGCCGCCGCGACTGACTTCGAAGCCAAGGTGAGCGCCGCGATCGCTGACTATCACGCCGCGCAGGCGGCAGGTTTGCGCCTGATCCCGACCGAGCGGCGGGTCGAAACCGAGATGTATATTGGAGAAGCCGCATGACGGTCATCCGGGTCATCGACTTCGAAACCAACGGCACTGAACCACCCGCGCAGGTTTGCGAGGTTGGCTATTGCGACCTCGCGCTGATCGGTGACAAATGGGTTGTCGAAGCGCCGAGATCTTGGCTGTGCATGGTGGATGCAATGCCGCCTGAGGTCCGCGCTGTTCATCACATATCACTTGCGGACTTGGCTGGATGCGCACCCTTCAACGCTGGCGATATGCTGGCATCCGGCACCAGTTATGTGTCGGCCTACGCCGCTCACAATGCCGATTTCGAAGCAAAATTCCTGCCGTTCGATGCGCCGGTGATCTGCACGTACAAAGCAGCGCTGCGAGCATGGCCCGAGGCACCGAGCCACAGCAACGGGGCCCTGCGCTATTGGCTGGAGGATCAAGGCAAGATCGCGCCTGATCACTCCCTGACCCAGCCTGCCCATCGCGCCGGGCCCGACGCCTACGTCACCGCCCACATCCTGAAAGCGCTCTTCGATACCGCGCTGACCGGCAAGGAAATGGTCGCCTGGACGAAAGAGCCGCGCCTCCTTCCCCGCTGCCCGATCGGCAAGTTTCGCCACAAGCCGTGGAGCGAGGTCGAAGCCGGGTTCCTTGGCTGGATGCTGCGGCAAGAGGGAATGGAAGAGGATCTGAAATGGAACGCGCGTCGAGAGATTGATCGCCGTGCAGAAGGAGTGAAGTCATGAACGATATGAGCAGCGTGATCGTCCCTAAGTCGGACCAGATCAACGCGGACGACCTGATTGCCGGACCTATGACGATCACGATCCGCGATGTTCGGATTAGTGGGGGGCAGGAGCAGCCGGTCAGCATCTATTTCGAAGGCAGCGACAAGGCGTTCCGGCCCTGCAAGTCCATGAGCCGTGTGCTCGTTCAGGGCTGGGGTGCTGATGCCGGGAAATACATCGGCCGCAGCCTGACGCTCTATCGTGATCCGACGGTGAAGTGGGCCGGGATGGAAGTCGGCGGCATTCGCATCAGCCACATGAGCCACATCGAAGCGGAAAAGCTGATGATGCTGACCGCGACGAAGGGCAGCCGCAAGCCGCACAAGGTGAAGCCTTTGGTGGTCGAACAGGCTGGCGATCCGGCGAAGAT